TGCAAGTCTGGTTCCATAGGAGTAACCATCAGTAACTATAGACATAGCATTTGCCGGAGCAACTATCTGTCCTGTATTACTGTCAGGTACTAAGTTATGATTATACTCTTTATTGAAGAACCAACCTCTCTGCTGGATATCTTTTGACACTCTCTCAATTGTAGCTCTTGCCGTAGCTGCATCCAGGTCTTCATCATTCTCATCAGGCACAGGAGAAAGACCAACACAAGCAAGGCAAGCATTCATGGCATCTAATAGATCACTCATTATCCTCCTTTAAGAAAAAAAAAAACCCTGCAATCCAGGTTATGGAAAGCAGGGCGTAGGTTAGACTAAATGCTAAGCGTAGGTCTTGGTAGCCTGAGCTTTGCCTTTGGCTTTGGTTTTGATGATAGTATTCTCAGCAGCAGCAGTAGAGGCAACTACGGCACAGTTATCATACCGTCCGGTTGTAGCGCCTTCAGCCAGCCAGGAATCAATGAAGTACCCTTTGGTCTTCTTATCGAAGAATACGTCAGACTGCAAAGTGATAGTACGTCCACAGAGCAGAGCGTCTGAATTAAAGATGACAGCATTGGCCAACTTCATATTGGCAGTAACATCATACCGGTTTCCGTTGTTTGTGTTGGACAACAGGTGATGGGTTTCACCATCATGCGGGTTGATCTTCATCTGTGTGAACTCTACTGAACCCATGATCGGAAGGTTCCAACCTTTCAATGTTCCAGTCAATGCACCGGCGTTGAAGATGATGCCGGTAGTTTCATTTGATCCGCCGTTACTCTGGGCGATGAAACCGTAATCAACAAGCAAGCCGAACTCAGCAATCGGAACGATCACCTTCATACCAGCCAATGGGCACCTCTGGGTAACCAGGCCCATAAGAGCAACTTCGATGGCAGAGACCAACTGATAAGGGTCTTGTGCCTGGGTATAATCATTCTTAAGAGCTACGTTAATAGCCACACCATGCCCTGTCACCCGGCTTATACCGCCGGTGATAGTGTTGGCATAGGGATTGTAAGTACCACCGGTAAGGCCGGTAGCAAGCAATTGCTGGATTATCATTTGGTCTTCCAGAGTCTTGAGCTTACCCATCTGATTCTTTGCCAGCTTTGTCATAACATCAAAGTCATTCTGGATATCATGCAAAGTGTGAACAGTGTTTCTGCCGAGAACGATGGTATCTACGACCAATGCATTCTTGTTGAACTCCGTGTCATTTGTTGCTTCGGGTTCCTGTCCAGGGACAAGGGTCTGAAGTTTTGTCTCGCCCATGTACTTGTCGGATACAATATTGGTTCCGACTACATCCTGGACAGTGAATCCACTAAGCAAGTTCTCCCCTTGCAAGTACTGTTCATGAACCATACCATTGAATTTCTCAATAAGTAGGGAATCGACATCAGCACCCACCGCAGGATTAACAAGCTGGTTAATCGTACTTCCTGCCATTAGTTCTCCTTCCGTATATTTATATGATTGTGATTAGGTTAAATCAGAGAGCTATAGTAGCTCTATATAATACATAGTAATCTACTTAGTAGTAAGTAGATTATACTATAACTACTAATAGCTCTATTATACTATAACTACTATAAGCTCTATTATCTCTTTCTCTCTCTTTCTCTCTCTTTCATCTCTATCTTAAATGGTCCCTAATTAAAGACCCTTCACCTGACCGGCTTTCCGCCTCGCATCCCACCCTTTTGGGTCTTTGCGATATTCGCCTGTCTTAAAAGCCTCAAGGTACTCACCATAAGATACAGCGGAACCCTTAGTAGAAGCAGGAAGACTCTCTCCTTTCTCTAAGTCCAGAGTCACAGGAGCAGCCGTAGCAACAGGCTTTCCAGAGGAATCAAACTGAGACCATAGGTCACGGATCATAAGCTTCTGCATCCGAATAGTCCCGTTCTTCATCACCTCATTGAACTCATTAAGGTCTTCCTCGGATAGATTGGCCACGGCAAAAGCGTCCAGGTCCGCCCAACGGTCTTCCCCGCCCATGATCTCAAGCGTATCATTCCAGGCAGCTTCCCGGGCCTTCGTAGCGGCTTCAGTGCTGGCCTTAAATTCGCTGATATTCTGTCGATTCAGAGCGTCCAGAGCTTTAAGGTATGCGTCTACTACCGGCTTACCGAATGCCCCGTTAAGGGCTTCTCTGGTGCCTTCAGTGAGACCT